CTGTATATCCATAATATTCCATGGCACTTGATGCTCTACGATTATAAGATCCGGCAATATTTTCATATTGTGTGATCATAACCTGACAAGGAATCCCATGGATTCTGGTGGAGAAGTCACCACGCTTTTTCTTTGGGGCTAATGTGTTCGTGTTCACGATATTATTTCCAAGGATAGTAAATTGAATCTAAATCTGCCGCATTATCCGCATATTGCGAATTGTGATTTTCGATAAATTCCAATTCATCATCGTCCGAATACTGGGGAGAATCCACCACTTGATCTTTAGTATCATCAGACATATATCCTCCCAACCACTTAATCTATGGCTACATTATATAGAAATGCGGGGGAAAGTCAACAAATAAAATCGTATTTAAAACAACGACTTACGTGTGATATAGGGTTTTTGAATATAAAATTCCCAGAAAATAGATGATTAATAGTGCCAGAGATACCACCCACAGGCTGGCTTCCTTCATACGCACACCAGCCCAGCACCATCCAGCATTACCAGCAAATGCCAATACAACGTTGTATGGGAATAGGTTGAGGCTGCTCAGTATGGATGCAACTATTAACAATATTGTGGATGACCATTTCAGAATAGTATCAAATTTCATAATAATAACCCATCAGGCATGTTGTAGACTCGCTGTATTACGTTAGCTTCGTTCAGCATTAAATTTGCATGATCTATTGAGTAGTGTGTCCCTGCTCCCTTACCACTAAAAGCTCTGTTTGGTCCTATAATCTCCTTGATGCCAGCTTGTATCAATGCCCTTGTACAATCAGCACAAGGTCTTGGTTCAAAATTCAAATATGCTCTAGCACCACACAATCGTATTCCATGTCTAGCAGCATTGAATATTGCATTTCTTTCGGCATGTTCTACCCAATTATATTTTTCCGGTCTTTCCCACCTAGAAGGTATAGTCTCGTCTATATCACGAGGAAATCCATTGAACCCCATAGACAACACAACATTATCATCACCCACAATCACACAACCAACTTTAGTTGAATCATCTTTACTTTTTTGAGCAATCACTTGCGCTTGTAAAATGAACAATTGATCCCAACTAAGATTCTCACCACTATTCATCATATTAGATTTCATCCAGAAGATTACCATGAATCCATATGGATGTGTTGTTTATTGTGGCTGTCTTAATTTGATCAGCATCAAGAATATAGTTACCATTTCCATCAAACGAGTTGATTGTTATTTCTGATTTTTCTTGTGGTTTTTGAAATGATACACCAGTACTACCAAAACCACCACTGCGTTCTGAGTATTGTGTTGGATGCTCTTTCAATTGGATGATGCTAACCAATTCATTAACGATGACTTCACCCTGTGCAATCCTATCTCCAATATTAATGTTGGTAACATTATTGCTAATATTGGTCAGCATAACAAATACTTCCTGCTGGTAGTCAACATCAATCACACCCTCTGAATTGGCTAGTACCAATCCTTTTTTCAGTGAAAGTCCTGATCGTGGGTGTACGCGAATTGAGAACTGTCGTAGTTCTTCTTTCTCTCTGGTGATATCTGCGAATGTTTCCACACTGTGGTCTTCTCGCAATTTAAATACCAATCCAGTAGGAATCAACAATCTGTCCCCACTGAAAATCGTCACGTTTCCGTGGAGGATGGGGCGAAGCACAGGATTATTCATACTATCGTATCCGTCAACAAAATCCTTTGTTGGGTAGAACCCAAGATCAAAACAAGATGACATACTTGTGCCGTATGAGGGCAAAACAACTTTACTATTCAGAGCAAATACACCCAAACTAATCATAACAAATCCTCCAAAATAATAAAATTACTGTCTTTTCCCAATCTGATATTTTGCTACCAATTGCCAATCTGCCTTTTCTTTGAAAGAGAGAATCTTTATTTGACTTATTGGTGCAACATTATGCTTTGTTTTTTCTGGGTCAACTAGTTTAACCAATCCCCAATCAGAAATCAAATTAGCAATTGAATTTCTACGTGCAATATCGTTTTCACTTAGGTTTGATGTTTTACCATCCAATTCAAACAATTCCTTGAAGTGTACTATATAATATTTTCCTTGTTTATGGAGAATATGACATGACTGATATAGTACGTTTTCTGTCTTTGATGGTACGCCTATTCTCGTTAATGTTTCTCTAATCTTTAAGAAATCATCTTGTTTCTCTAATACCACTTCTACTAATTTTTCAAGCATTTCAATCACCTTTGTATTGTTGTTCTTTTATATTGGTGATTTGTGCATCACTGAGTAATGATAAAGCCTCGTATGCCTTTGCATCAGAATATCCATAATACTCTTTGATAAACATCAAATCATTCAGATCCTTTTTATGCCACTTCGCATATGGTCTTTTGCCAGATCTTATCATATTTAGTAAAAAATCAGCTTTCATTTTATTATCTAAATTTGGATATTTGTTTATCTCATTAGCTATCAATGCTGTATCCCTATAATAGGATAGTGCTCTATTAACCATGAATGATGGGTATGTCCGTTCATCATGATCCGTCAGCATGAACGGTTTTTTGGTTTCTAGGATAGAAGGTATAATTTCACGAAATAAATCAGCCATGATATCACCTAGTCCTACAGAAACTTACATTCGCACATAAGCTCAGTTAGTGCAGCAGTTAGGTTCAATTCCTGATCCGCACAGAAGGCGGCTTGGTATTGATACCGCGCCAGAATAACAACTGCATTGGGAATGGTGGATTTATCCATAACATCATATAGGCTATCATAGATCTTACGATATAACCTAACAGGATCATCATTTCCATTTTCAGCAACCCATTTACGCATCTGAGTAAAGTTCTGATTCTTTAGTGCTGTAACCAATCCAGACAAAGACACATCAACCAGATTACTCAATATACCAATATCAATCGTGCCATTAACAGAGTATCTCTGTAGTTCATTAATAATACGTCGATAATCAGGAAAATGTTTATTCAGAACCTGTGCGACCACTTCCCTATCAAATGTAATATTTTCATTTTTCAGAATAGCAGATATTCTCTTCATGAAAAGAGCAGCCATCTTTGGCCTATCATCGCCTCTCAATTTGAAATCTATTATTGCACATCTACTCTGTAATGGCTCAATGATTCTATTGATATAGTTACATGTTAAGATGAAAGTGCAATTGTTGGCAAATTCCTCCATAGCAGCTCTCATAGCAGGTTGAGTAGAATTCGGATTTAGATAATCCGCTTCATCAATGATGATAACCTTTTTAGAATCACTGAGTAATGATAATGATGATGCATATTCCTTGATCTTCATTCTAAATGTGTCAATACCAGATTCATCTGAACCATTGATTACCATGTAATCACAACCAACCTCATTACACAATGCTTTTGCTACTGTGGTTTTTCCCACACCAGCAGTTCCGGTTAGCAATAGATGTGGAATTTCTTTCCTATTGACATATCCCTGAAATGTTTTTTTGTATTCATCTGGTAGAATGCAGTCAGCAATTATTTGTGGTCTGTATTTTTCTGTCCACAGCGATTCATTTAAATTTGTCACATTAACCTCATTATAAAATAACGATTATTTCTTTCGCCACGTAAAACCCAATACTTTATATATAAACAAAGCAAATATATTAGGTCGTTTTGTTGATGTTATTACAACCGGAACATTATCCATATCAATGTTCAACTGTGTATAAGGTCGTACACAACTACCAAATTGTGCACCAGTAGGTAATACAATAGTATTATTGTGTGCATTAAATTGGATTATATTTGATGTGCTGCTCCTCATTGCATATGTGTTGGATTCAGAGAAATCCAAATCCAACACATTTTGCTCAGTCAGCGGGAAAAAGAATTCAAATTCTAGCTGATACATGATCGTATATTATTCTTTAGGTACGATCTGGCTATAAATATCAGATAATTCCTCATTGGTAGCAACTTCTTCTTCAATGCTGCGCTTGTGGTAAACTTTAGCAAGCTTTCTAGAAATCTTCTTTTCCATCTCAAATTCATCATGCATTCTTTGCAGAATATCCTTGATAAGATCCCGTTCCGCTGAAATTCGAGTCAGTGATACTGAAATTTCCTCAAGACAATTCTTAACGCCCTTCTTTTGCACATCACTCAGTCTCATAAACACCTCATATAATAAAATTAAACAAACTTAGAATTACTCTCAATCGCAATAAAATAAGTTATGTTGATTGTTTTATGCTTGAATCTAGCAAGACCTTTCTTTGAGATAGAAACATCATATGAACCATCAAGTAACTTGAAATTATCCGACTTTATATTAACAACAAACTTATTACCATCACCATCACCCAACCGAATCTTCGTCGTATCTGCATCATCCTTACTTGGATCAGATGCGCTAAAATAAATACTCTCACCATCACTCTCAAATACGAATATGGGGAGTCTTGATATATTCGCACTCTTTCGCATCCAATCAATATCATCCTGACTGATTGATAATTCACAATCAGGACTAGGTATATTGATGGTTTTGTCTGGTGGAGATACTACCACCTTCGGTGCGGAATAGCGAATCGTATCCATCTTATTCCTATTGTTATTGGATATACTAAGATTAGTATCATTGAAATCAATGTCGGCATCCTTGTATAAGGAAATCTTAGCCAAAAGTTTATTCAAGTCATATAGGGCAAACTCTTTAGGGAAATTCTCATTCACAATTGCTTCGGCAAACACTGTGGAATTAGGTGAAATCGTCCTGATAACATTTCCCTGCTTAATCTTCAAGCCAGTATTGATCGTCGAAAAGTTTTTTAGAATCTGAATTGTATTATCTGATATTTTCATTATCCACCTCATAAGAATCAACATTATTATATAATGATTTCATCACTTTATCAACTTTTTTGGGGATATCATCAATAGCAGAATTAACAACAACAACATCTATTGGTGCTCCAATCCATGCCCATTCACTGTAATGAGCATCGGTTTCTGGTTTCATCTGTGTCGCTTTAATATTGAAATCTAAAGCTTGATAATACCAAGAAGGATCATCACCACGTTTGATTCTGATAACCTTACCACCCATACGCTGAATGGCTTTTATCTCATTAGGG